GAAGTAGAAGTTATTGATGAAGCATGTTGGAAAGGATATGAGAAGAAAGGTATGAAGACTATGTTTGGTAAGAGATATCCAAACTGTGTCAAGAAAGAAGAAACTGAAGTTAAGGAGAGTCACAAGAATCCCGATAGTGTGAAAGGCATTGCCAAGGAACTTGATAAGGCTGTTGAGATGCACAAGAGTCAGGCAAAGAGACTCAGAAAATCTGGTGTATCCGAAGAAACAGTTGATGAAGGTGTTCTTGATATTGCTCTTAAAACTGACAAGAAGGTGGCCGAACTTCATAAGAAGGTTGACAATGATGTCAAGAGAATGAAGGATGGTAAGAAGTTCAAAGAAGAAGTCACTGGTGGCATCCTTGTTCAAGATGCAGGAGATTTCAAACCTCGTGAGATTGAATCAGTTGATATCATCAAGGCTGATCCTATCAAAGGTGGACAACTTCAAGAATTGGTAAGAACCAAGATTCAAACTGGCAATATGTATCAGGTTATCTTTGGTTGGAGAGGTAAGATGATGATGGTGAAGTTATTCTTCCCTGATGTATCTGTTCCTAACAGACAGAAGGTTGCTGATGCATTGAATAAAATGTATCCTGGTTCTCAGTTAAGATCCTATTCACACTCTGTTGTGGATTATGATGACCCATATATCAATGTAGGTGAAGAAACTATTCTTGAGAAGAAAGAAGAAGAGAAGTATTGTCGTCTCTGTGAGAAGAGAGAAACTCGTGGAACATGTGGTTATGGACCTAAAATGTTTGACAAGTTTAGTGTAGACAATGTTAGTGATGCTGTAAAATCATCCGCAGCATCTGAGTCTGATATCACAGAAGATATGAGTGGTATGTCCCAGAAGTCTGGTGACAAGAGAAGCACTGATAGTGGAGCTGGTATGACAGCTAAAGGTGTTGCTAAGTATAATAGAAGAACAGGTGGTAATCTGAAAACTGCTGTTACAACTCCTCCTTCTAAACTGAAACCTGGTTCTAAAGCTGCAGGACGTAGAAAGAGTTTCTGTGCAAGATCTAAGAGTTGGAAAGGTGAAAGAGGATTAGCTGCACGTCGTCGTTGGAACTGTTAGTAATTTATGGCTAATGATGTTTATTTGGGTAATCCCCTTCTTAAAAAGGCGAATACCCCTATTGAGTTCACACAAGAACAAATTGAAGAGTATATCAAGTGTAGAGAAGATCCAGTATACTTTGCTCAAAACTATGTGAAGATTGTGACCTTGGATCATGGTCTTCAACCGTTTAAAACTTATGACTTCCAAGAGAAGTTAATCAATAATTTTCACAATAACAGATTTAATATCTGTAAGATGCCTCGACAGACTGGTAAGTCAACTACCTGTGTGTCGTATCTACTTCACTATGCTATTTTTAATAGTAGTGTAAATATTGGTATTCTGGCTAACAAAGCCACAACTGCTAGGGAACTATTAGCGAGGTTAGCTACTGCATATGAGAACTTACCTAAGTGGATGCAACAAGGCATTCTGGTCTGGAATAAAGGAAACATCGAACTGGAAAACGGATCGAAAATACTCGCAGCATCAACTTCCGCTTCAGCTGTCCGAGGAATGTCTTTTAACATTCTTTTTCTGGACGAGTTCGCCTTTGTTCCTAATCACGTTGCTGACGCATTCTTTGCCTCTGTATATCCTACTATCACTTCAGGTAAGTCAACGAAAGTAATTATTGTATCCACCCCTCACGGGATGAACCACTTTTACAGATTGTGGATGGATGCAGAGAAAAAGAGAAACGAATATATTCCAACCGATGTTCACTGGTCAGAAGTTCCTGGTAGAGATGTTGTATGGAAAGAACAAACTATTGCCAACACATCAGAACAACAATTCAAGATTGAGTTTGAGTGTGAGTTCCTTGGATCTGTTGACACACTAATTGCACCAAGTAAACTGAAATCTCTGGTGTTTGACAAGGCTATACAAACTAATGCTGGATTGGATGTCTATATTAAACCTGAGGACAAGCATGATTATGCGATTACTGTTGACGTTGCACGTGGGGTTGGTAATGATTACAGTGCCTTTGTTGTTGTTGACATAACTACATTCCCTCATAAAGTTGTAGCTAAGTATAGAGATAATACTATTAAACCAATGTTGTTTCCAAGTGTCATCTATGAGGTGGCTAGGAGTTACAATCAAGCTTTCATTTTATGTGAAGTAAATGATGTTGGTGATCAGGTAGCTTCTATTCTCCAATATGATTTGGAGTATCAGAACCTACTGATGTGTTCTATGAGAGGTAGAGCAGGTCAGATTGTCGGACAAGGTTTCTCTGGACAGAAGACACAATTAGGTGTTAAGATGTCAAAGACTGTGAAGAAGGTTGGATCACTAAATCTCAAGACAATGATTGAGGAAGATAAACTGATGTTCTGTGATTATGATATAATTTCAGAACTAACAACCTTTATCTCTAAATCAAATTCTTTTGAAGCAGAAGAAGGTTGTAATGATGACTTGGCTATGTGTCTTGTAATCTATGCCTGGTTAGTTGCTCAAGATTATTTCAAGGAACTTACAGATCAAGATATTCGTAAGAGGTTATATGACGAACAAAAAAATCAAATCGAACAGGACATGGCTCCATTTGGTTTTATCGATGATGGGTTGGATTCTTCTAGCTTTGTAGATAGTGAAGGTGACAGATGGTCTGTTGCTAAAAATGATGAGTATGGAACAACTGCTGGTGGTATGGATTATATGTGGAATTCTTGGTAATGAATATTGATGATCAACTATCACTAGGTCCACTATTTCTTACAGATAGGAAATGTAGAAATTGTGGTGTAACTAAAAATTTAATTGATGGATTTTATAAGAAAGGAAAGGGAATAAATCCATCCTCATATTCATATGAATGTAAGTCTTGTTCTATAAAAAGAATTATAACAAACCGAAGAAAGAAAAATATATCTACAGATTGGTCATATCCTGACTGGTAGACCTGTTCACCCATTGTTTCCCCATCTAAATACCCAGTTTTCATAAATATTTTCAGGTATAACTGAGAACTAAGGAGAAACAAATGGCTACTCCTCAATTATCTCCTGGTGTATTAATCAGGGAAGTTGATCAAACAGTAGGAAGGTCAGAGAACGTTCTCGACAACATCGGAGCAATTGCAGGACCTTTTGCTATCGGTCCTGTCGATGAAGCGATTACAATCGAGACCGAACAACAGCTTATCAATACATATGGTAAGCCAATGTCTACTGACAGACAGTATGAGTATTGGATGTCTGCAAGCTCTTTCCTGAGCTATGGTGGTATTTTGAAAGTAGTAAGAACCGGTGGTGGTTCTTTGAATAACGCTAACGCTGCTGTTGGATCAGCAAGCGCTACAGTTAGAATTGACAACTATGATGACTACGAAGAGAATCATGTAAATGATAATTCTTTCGTATATGCTTCTAAGAATCCCGGTTCATGGGCAGATAATCTTAAAGTATGTACGATTGATAACGCAGCTGACCAAGTAATTGGAATCAATACTACTAGTCCTCTAGCGGCTGGAGCTATTGTTGGATACGGTATAACAAGTGCACTTTCTGATGTTGTTATTCCTGGAGCAGGAACAACTACAACATTTAATGGTTACCTGAAAGGTATTATCACTGGTGTTTCTACCGACACAGTTAATGGAAACTCAACAATTGCCGTTAAGGTTGTATCTCAGGTTTCTTCAGCTGGTACAGAAACCAAACTAAACTATCAACAATCTAACGCAGCTCGTTCGTTTGAAGCAGCTGATGGTATTTTGTTTGTAAACAACGTTGGTGTCAACACTGGTAATGGAAAAGTAACAGCTGCTGCTTCAGCAGTTGATTGGTACGAACAACAAACACTTGGTTTAAGTAACTCTACTGTTTTTTGGAAGTCTATAGCACCTAAACCTGTTGACAATAACTTCTCTTCTTCAAGAAGTGGAAATAACGACGCTATTCACATTGTAGTTGTTGATGATAAGGGTTCAGTAACAGGAGTTCAAGGAAACATTCTTGAGAAATTCCTAAGTCTTTCCAAATCTAAAGACGCAACAGCTGATGGAGACAATCCTACTAGAACTTACTATAAGGATTTTGTTGCACTGAATTCTAATTATATCTACGCTGGATATAACACCTCACAGGCAACTGATGGGTTCAATGGCACTTCACCTTTAGCTAACGGATTCTCAACAGGGTATACGGCAAACACAATTGGTTCGGGTCTTTGGGGACAAGATGCACAAGGTGTTAACTTCTCCTCTATTGGTAACAAGTCTTACTCCTTAGGTGGTGGTGTTGATTATCAAGCTGGTGGTGGTATGGCTGCTACACTTGGTGGATTAAATACTTCTTACAATCTCTTCGGCAATAAAGATGAGATTGCAGTTGATTACATTATGATGGGTCCAGGACTCGATAATGAATCCGATTCACAAGCCAAAGCAAACCTAGTTATCTCACTTGCTGAGGGAAGAAAGGATTGTATGGCTGTTGTTTCTCCACACAGAGCCAATATTGTTAGTGTTAATAACTCGGCAACACAAACTGATAACCTATTAAGATACTACTCAGCGTTAAGTTCTTCTTCTTACGCTGTATTTGATACTGGTTATAAGTACACATATGATAGATTCAATAACGAATTCCGTTACATTCCATGTAACCCAGATGTTGCTGGTTTGATGGTTAGAACTTCTATCGAAGCTTTCCCTTGGTTCTCACCAGCTGGATTGACTAGAGGTGTTCTGAATAACGCTATCAAGTTGACTTATAATCCATCTAAAGCACAAAGAGATGTTCTTTATGGAGCCAGAATCAACTCTATCGTAAATCAGAGAGGATCTGGTATTCTTCTGTTTGGTGATAAAACGGCTCTGGGATACACTTCAGCCTTTGATAGAATCAATGTTAGAAGACTGTTCCTCACAGTTGAACAAGCTCTTGAGGGAGCTGCTAACGCACAACTCTTCCAACTCAACGATTCGATTACAAGGTCTAACTTTGTAAACATCGTTGAACCTTATTTGAGAGATGTTGAGGCTAAGAGAGGTATTTACGGTTTTGTAGTTGTTTGTGATGACACAAATAACACTCCTGACATCGTTGACAACAATGAGTTTAGAGCTGACATTTTCCTGAAACCCACTAAGTCAATCAACTACATCACTCTTACATTCGTAGCCACCAGAACTGGTGTTGCGTTTGAAGAAATTGTTGGTACTGTTTGATCGATACTAACACATTAAAGAGGAACCCTAAAAATGGCACAAACAAAAACACTTTCTAATTTCAAATCCAGGTTAGCGGGCGGTGGCGCCCGTAATAACTTGTTTGAGGTAACTCTTCCTTCATTCCCCGGAGCCGCTTCGGATTTCTGGGGTGAGGGTGAGAACGAATCAAACACCAAAATGTCTTTCTTGTGTAAGGCAGCTGTACTTCCGGCATCTAATGTTCCTGAAATTCCAGTTGCTTTTAGAGGAAGAATTCTGAAAGTTGCTGGAGACAGAACTTTCGATCCTTGGACTGTAACTATTATCAATGACGAGGACTTCGGTCTAAGAACATCATTTGAAGCTTGGATGAACAAGCTTTCTAAACTGAATGATGCAACTGGTGTTACTAACCCCACTTCTTACATGACCAATGCTTATGTTAAGCAATTGGGTCGTGGTAAAGAAAGATTCTCTACTGAGAACACTGGTAACGAATCATCTGTTCTTAGAACTTATAAGTTCTATGATATCTGGCCTACCAATGTATCAGAGATCTCTTTGGGTTATGATCAGTCTGACGCTATCGAAGAGTTTACGGTAACATTCGCTGTTCAATACTTCACTATTGGTGAAGCTGAAGAGTCTGGATCATCTGATGATCAAGTAGGAACAATCCAGTAAGTTTTAGCCTGATAAATAGATAGAACGGAAGTTTCTAGTTTTATCTAATAATGGCGAGACTATTTGGATTCTCAATTGAAGATAACGAGAAAACCCCGCCTGGTGTAATATCTCCGGTCCCACCGAATAAAAACGATGGGAATGAGAGTTATATCAGTAGCGGGTTTTTTGGTTCGTATGTAGATATTGAGGGCGTTTATCGTAACGAAAACGAACTGATTAGAAGATATAGATCTATGGCTCTGTATCCAGAATGTGATAGTGCAATTGAAGACATTGTAAATGAAGCAATTGTTGCTGATTCAAATGATAGTCCTGTATCAATCGAACTATCAAACTTAAATGCCAGTGATGGTATTAAAAAGAAACTAAGAGAAGAATTTAAATATATTTTAGAACTTTTGGACTTCGATAAGAAGGCTCATGAGATCTTTCGTAACTGGTATATCGATGGAAGACTCTATTACAACAAAGTAATTGACCAGAAAAATCCTCAAGATGGTATTCAAGAACTGAGATATATTGATTCTGCGAAGATGAAGTATGTTCGTCAGGTCAAAAAAACCAGAAATGATGGATTAGCTAGAGCTGAAAGAGATAACCCATCAACATATGATTTCCCAGAACTTGAGGAGTATTTCATCTATACTCCTGGTGGAAGTAACCAGTATGGTTCTTCTCCAGCTAAGGGAATCAAACTAACTAAGGATTCAGTTACATATTGTACCTCTGGATTAGTAGATAGAAACAAGGGATCAACCCTTTCATGGCTTCATAAATCAATCAAACCACTCAATCAGTTGATGATGATTGAGGATAGTTTGGTAATCTATCGTCTTTCGAGAGCACCAGAAAGAAGAATCTTCTACATTGACGTTGGTAATCTGCCCAAACAAAAGGCAGAATCATATCTCCGTGATGTGATGCAACGTTATAGAAATAAACTTGTCTATGATGCCAACACTGGTGAAATTAGAGATGATAAGAAATTCATGTCAATGATGGAAGATTTTTGGCTTCCTAGACGTGAAGGTGGTAGAGGAACTGAGATCACCACACTTCCAGGTGGACAAAACCTTGGTGAAATCACTGATATTAACTACTTCCAGAAGAAATTGTATAGAGCACTGAACGTGCCCGAGACAAGACTTCAGGGAGATAGTGGTTTCTCAATGGGTCGTTCTTCTGAAATTCTCAGAGATGAAGTCAAGTTCTCCAAGTTTGTTGGAAGAATGAGAAAGAGATTCTCTGAAATGTTCAGTGATATGTTGAAGACTCAACTTATTCTGAAAAATATCATTACTCCTGAAGATTGGGAGTATATGAATGATCATATTCAGTATGATTTCCTCTATGATAATCACTTTGCAGAACTGAAAGACGCAGAACTTCTAAGAGAAAGACTGACTCTGGCAGAACAAACACAACAATATATTGGTAAGTATTACTCCAATGATTATGTAAGAAGGAATGTTCTTCGTCAATCTGATGAAGAAATTATTGAACAAGATAAACTTATCGAGAAGGAAATTGAATCTGGAGCAATTCCAGATCCTGCAATGGCAGCTCTAGATCCTATGGCAGGTGGAGCTCCTGCACCTGGTGGAGCTTTACCTCCATCTAATGGTGGAGCTCCTCTCGATCCACCAACACCAGAAGCTCCTGAAACTCCCACTGGTGGGGAGATCTAAATAAAGGAAAATTACACCTATGGAT